ATCTCTTTGACGTACTGCCAATGGGAATACTTGTTGTACATCTTGCGCCACAACACCAAAATCTTTTTTCTGTACAAAGTAACCGTCTTCACCGCCATGGTCTTCAATGTACTCATCTGTCCAATCGAATGTCTTACCACCAATTGCAACAACTGCATCAAGAGCATTTGTAATGTCTTGTATATTCTCTTTAAGTTTCTTGTCAGAAGAATAGTATGCAGTAATGTTATTTGTTGCACGAATCTCACCAGTAGTTCCTGAACCAGCAGTACCAACACCTAATGAATTGTGTTGTACATCACTACTTGTGCCAAGACTTTGATTGACGGTATAAGGCAATCTCGCTGCAGCTAAAGTTCCTGCGGTAATATTTGATGCGTTAGTAGTATCCGTGGTTGCCGATGTGGCAAGTCCACTAATATAGGATGTAGGAATCGTTGGTAATCTACCTACATTTAATGTTCCAGATGATATATTGGATGCATTGGTTGTATCCGTGGTCGCTGAGGATGCAAGACCTGTTATCTTGCTATTGGCTAGTGATGTAATCCAACTAGGATTCGCATAGGATCCATTCGTATATACTCCGTTGGTAACTGTACCGGCATTACCGGACACACTCATTGTGTATGTGTTACCATTGTTAATCTGGTTTTGTACGAATGCTGTTGTTGCAACCTGAGTATTAGATGTATTTGTTGCTGGTGTGGCTGCATTTACATTGTTTACAAATACAGTTGCTAATTGTGTATTAGCATAGTATGTCACCAATTTAGAAACTGTACTATCAATAGCAGACTGTACATTACTTGCTGATGCAGGTAGATTTGAGTTGACTGTATATGTAATTGAGTTTGCATACACAGAAGACCAATAGAAACCACTATTACCATTTGATGTCAGCACATAACCAGATACAGTATTTGTTGGTGTCAAACTTGCAAGTGCGGTATTACCTGTTGTGCCACCTGTACCGCCACTTGCAATGGCCAAAGGTGAAGTCAAGGTTAGACCAGCAAGTGTTGGAGAACCAGATGTTCTTAAATCTTGTGCAGAGTTAATATAAATTGTATTTGCAGATGTACCAGAAATAACCACACCATTGTTACTTGCAAAAGTAAATATTGCGTTGAGTGATGTGGATGTACCAGTTGTTCCGTTGATTGTAATGTTTGTAGGTGTTTTAGCTGTAGTAATCTGATAGTATGTGTTACTTGTAACATCTAGTACATCAAAATATTTACCACTTTCATTCCAACGGAGAACTGCATTTGTTCCTGTAGTGCCACGATTGACAGAGAAGATACTATTAGCAGCAGTCGAACTACCTGCATTGATAGTAAACACATTGCTGTTGTATACCGTTGTACCATTGATGACGAAGTTACCACCAACAGAGAACTGACCTGTTGCGGTAATGTTATTGACTGTTGTTGTACCACTAACAGTTAAATTGCCTGCTGTTATTTGTGAGTTCGCTGTAACTACGTTGGCAGTTATCGTATTAGACACCACAACATTACCTGAAGCTAGATAGTTGATGCTTGAATTGGTAACAGTTTCAGAACCAATTGTTGCTGTCGTGATGGAACTTGTACCAACTGTTTCAACTGATATGATTGCATTGGCTAAAGTCGATGGACCTGATACACCTAGTGTAGCGGAATTCAATGCCGCAACAACAGAAATATTATTTGCAGTTACATTTGCAGCCGTAGTTATTCCAGATACAACAAGATTGCTTGTCACGTTGGCATTTCCTGATACTGCCAGTGTACCTAGATTCAAAGTGCCGGATATAGTTGCAGTATTGGCAACATAAAGACCTAGATTTGAACCATAAGCCTGAATTGCACCATTGGCCAACAAACTGATTGATGTATTAGTAAAACTAGTTTGACCATCCACACGTAATGTGTTTTGTACATATGCAGAAGAACCAGTACCTTGAACTTGGAAAGCACCTGCAATAATGGCGGCAGTATTAACCTGTAAACCTAGTGTACTATCACCTAAAAATAATGTTCCAGATGGCTTTGTAAAGTTGTTAGCTGCAAGGTCGTTGTTGTCTTGTACCAATGAGTTGATACTCTGCATCATGTCAGAGAACGTATTGGCGTAACTTAATATTGGAAATACTTGCGCTTGAGAATAATTAGCCATTTTTGCCTTTTTCTATTGCCTGTTTTATTTATTCAACAATGCCTGAAGCATCTTCTTAATATCTTCAACATCAGATTTCAATGAATTGAATTCTTCTTCCATCTGTTTTTTCTTTTTATATTCCAACAAGGCTGCATAGTTTGTATTCAATATAGCCTTGCTGTTCATATCTTTAACCAAATCAGGATGGTCTTTTACTTTATATAAGTTCATCATGCTGTTGCGATTGCCCTAAAGTTTTTAATTCTTGGTGCGATGGCCGGATTGCTTGAGTAGAATACTACCTTAATTGCAAACACGTTGAAGTTGGTGTACAATGCACCAGTTGTCAAATCATGGTACTGAATGTTCAATGCCTGATATGTATCTGATGTATAGTCTGTTGCACCTGTTACTCCAAGACCAGCGCCTGGTGCCAAAATTGGACTCATCTTCACATATGGATTTAGGTCAAAGTTGTTTGGATCATTTTGATTCAATACTTTATAGTATACTTCAATTGATGTTCCTGGTTGACGATTGACATCCAAATACACAGTCAAGCCAGTAGACACAAAGTTATTATTCAATGTGACACGGCGTGTAATGTACCTTGCAGATGCACCACCGTTATTGAAACCACCCAAAGATTCTGATACTGTGTTAGCAGAATAGTAAGGAGTAATAACGTTTTGTATCAAAATTGTATTCAAACGTTCTAAGTCAATCACTGGAGATGTCCAGCGGTCAACGTTAGATACTGTTGGTTTAATTACAATATCACCAGAAGAACTTTGTACTTGTCTTGTTGCAAACTGATGTGTTTGGCCTTCAAGAACATTAGACAACAATGTTGCAGATGTCACATAATCTTTTGTTTGTACATTGTAATTGATAGAGTCTAACGATGTAAACGACAAGTCAGATGTCATTAGTTGCAAGTAATCAAACTTGGCAGGAGTCGGTGAATTATTTGATGTTACATTAAATGTTTGTGTACCACCAGCAAAGTCACAAATCTTCAAGTTGAAACACATTGTTTCACTTGGTGCAGCAACCCATGTAGAAGAGTTTTGTGATTTGAATAGTGAACCAGCATAATTCAATGCATTTACCACATTAGTTGTACCGTATTGTACTTGACCTAATTTCGAAGCATACAGTGTGTATGCATTTGAATTAGATGAGACCATAATTGAATACTGGCCTGGTTGCAAGTAAACTGGATGAGCAAATGTAAATGTTGTTGCAGGTCCAATTGAGTTTGTGATTGCACTTGGTGCAGGTAAATTGATAGCAGAAGGATTCAACCAAACAATAGAACCTGGAATATCATTGACTGCATCAGGATAACCATTGACTGTTGGTCTAATACGAACAGACACAGGTATTGTTGCATCAGCAGTTGCAAAGAACAAATCTAATGATGACAAGAAGACACCATTTGGATACTTTCCAGAATCAACAAGGAAGTTTTGTGATAATGGGTCAGTATATGTTCCTGCATTGACACCAGCCTGAATGGCAGCAAAACCACCAGTCGCAAAATCTTTTGCAGCTTGATCCAAATTGTTCTTATTATTTGATAAGAACATATCTACTGTATTAGTAGCAGTTGTTACATCTTGTCCGTTAGCAACGTCTTGAGCAATTGCGGCCGCAGCTGCAGCTGCAACTGGACCAGGAATATTACCGTATGCACCACCATTTAAAGTGGTTTGTAATGTTGTATCAATACTGTTAACTGCTTGTTGCAAGGCTGCATTTTGGCCAGTAACTTGGATACCATAATTACCTGCAATTGTTGCAGCGATAGTGTAAGCAGCCTGACTGCTGACTGCTACAGAAGAATCACCAATGTAAACTGGAGGTGAAGAATTACCACCAGTCGTAACAGGTGTTGCAACAGGTGCAGCTGGTGTTACCGTTGCCGTAACAACTTGTGGTTTTGGTGTAGTAATTGGTGGTCTTGTAGAGATTACAGTTGTTTGTGTTGTCTGTAATGTTCCTTGTGCAGTAAATGTTGCCTTTGCATAGACAGTACTTACAGCTGGTGAAAGGAAGTTATCACCAAACTCAATTATAATTGTTCCTGTTGGTATCTTTGCAAAGTTATCATTAGGTATTTGTATTGTACCTGTTGCAGTACCATTAACGTCTGACACTAATCTGCCACCCAAATAACCAGCACCATTTGCAGTCAATACGGCAGTAGAAGTGTTAGAACCAGTAACTTGAATTGTTGGAATTGAACGATATCCTGAGCCTAATTGAACATAATTGATTGCAACAATTTGGCCACCAGATACGTTGGCAGTAAATACTGCTGGTGTTGTATTTGCACCAACAACTTGGATGATTGACTGGTTATTTCCGTTGGTATATCCTGCACCTGCATTTACAATGTTAATGTAATTAACAGAATCAGTATAACCCACATCAGGAGTAACATATGTATCAATACAAATGCCGTCCATGAATGTGTGTAGTTGTGTGTATGGTGCAACACCATTCACTTTGAATTGTATAGGAATAGACCTTGCGAAAGGAATAATTGCACTAGAAAGAACTTTAGTCGTAGAACTTACTTGGATTGGACCACCTTTTACAGCAGAACTTAATCCTTGAGTCGTGATTGCATTTGTGATTGCAGTCGTATCTCTTGTAATCGATGTTTGGTCAGCAGAAGTGACAACAGTATCAGTTGATTGGCCTGTCCAGTTTAGTTGCCAATCATTCCATTGTGAACCATTACCTGTACCACCAACTGCCGCAAGCCATGCAGCTTGGTCATCAGTCACAATATTGATATTTGGTTGTGAGTTTGTGGAGTACCAAACGTCACTTGATGGTGTTAGTGCTACTGTACCAGTAAAGTTAATCACGTTGAAAGGATTAACGTTGATGACTTCTGTAGCAGTATTTTGGAACACCAAAGATGCTTCGTTATAAGAGAAGGTAATAACATTGTCTTTGATTGACAATTGGTTATTTGTCTTGTTGCCTGGTGATGTTACAAATGTACCTTGTGTTGTATCAACATAGTATGAAGCAACATTTGACAAGAAGAAGTTTGTACAATATTGGTTAATTGTATCGATAGAAGCAATATAATCAGCATTCTGAACGTCAGCAACACTTTGGCCTGTGAAACCATCTACCAGATAACCATTCTTAAACAATAGATTTGAACCAGTAGAATCTGTAACATCAGAACCAGTCACACGATTTTCCAAAACGGACAATGATGTGTATGCCTCGATAGTAGAAATACGCTTGTCTAGCACACCAATATCTCTCATCGTATATCTACGGAGATTTGTTGGTGTCACCTGAATAGACTGTTTTGTGTATGTGTATGCAGGATAGTAAATTGTAAATATAGTCAAAGCACCTGGCACATCAGATGGTGCAACAGGATTTGTGTATGCTGGAACACCAGTGATTGTTTGGAACTGTCCATTTGGATACAAAACAATCTTGTCGATACGACTTAGATAGTAACCATAGTTCAAGAACACATTGTTAAATGGTGCAGGCAATTGGAATGAATTCAATCCTGTTCCACCGTCTGCTCTACGTGGTCTGAAGTCAATTACATCTGTCAATGGATATGTTGTACCATATTGTGGTGATGTAAATGATGGAATGTTTGCGTAGGCCACAGGATAAGAATTTACATCAAAGAATCCTGTACCACCAGAATGTGTGAAGTAATCAAATACTACAACAACATTACCTCTTGGTGCACCAGATATGTTTGTAATTTTACCGTGGTCATAGTAAGTATCTCTTTGGCCATTATCTGTTGTATAGTATGCAACATTGTTGGTTAATGGAGACCAAATAGAGACAAATGTATTTGGATAATGTCCAGTCGTGCTTGTGAGAGCTACATAGACATTACCATTTGGATCTAGAACAGCACTATTAGCAGAATAGTTTGTTGTGTTTGAATATGCACCAACGTAAGTGTATGTGTTTGACATCTCATAGATGCCATCAAATTGGTATATGTCAGATATACCTAAGTCGATTGGTTGACCATATGTGTTTGCAGAAACTTGAACAACATATTTTTGATTCAAAGTTTTTGTTTTTGGAGTATCATTGACAACGGAAATGGTTGCATAGATTTGACCAGAGCCATTAAATCCACCACCGATATTCACCACAGCTTGCGGTGTACCTGGAGAATTTGTGATGGTAATTGACACGTTGGACTGGTCCATAGGAATGAACTGACCATTTGCATAGCTTCCAGATGCGGATGTTGTTACGATAAAGTAATTGATTTGCCTTGCTGCGGATGATATTGCACCAGAACCACCAACGAATGTTTCAAATGTTCCGTTTGTTGTAATTGTTGCAACACCAGCAGAAAATGTTGGTACTGTAAACAACCTTGTAGTAACATAATTGACAGATGAAACATTTGAGATGTTCTTCTGTGGCATTGGGAACACCAATGAATTATATGTGTTATCAATCAAAGTTACAGGTGAAACTGTATTGGCTGAGAATGAAACAGATGTATAACTGTTTGCTGCACCAGGAATAATCATTGAATTCACACTAGCAAATGTGTTGTTTGCTAATTTGATATCAAACAAGAATGTCTTGTATTCTGTTGTGCTTAGATTGCCTGAGTCGTAAGAGAAGTTACGAACACGAGCAGTACCAATTTTTGTATTTGTATTGGCTGCACCAAATGCAACATTATGCAATTCGACTACTGTGCCTGTTTGGAAATTAGCAATAGAACCATTCAAGTTCTGTACTTTTGTGTAGTCACCATAATATGTTTCAATGTCTTGGCTCAATAATACATTTGTATTTCTAGCCTTCTGCAATGTGTATGGTGTCTGTGCAATATGTTCAACAGGATAACCACTAATGTATGCTTTACCTGCGGAGATAGAAGAAATGACTGTATTGGATGTAGTGTTAGATGTACTTCCAATCAATAGACTGTATGGATTGACAATAAAGTCTCCAGATATGTCTGAAACCGCAGTAGCAATTGCAGTAGAAACATCGGAGAAAATAGGAACGTTACTAAGATTCTCTACATTACCAGCATTGATTCTGGCCAATTCAATAAATTTGGCCGTAGTCAAATTAGCAACAACTTGGTCGCTAATATATGGTTTGAACACCAAATTCAATTGTATCGAATATCTGTCTGCACCAGGTGCTTGATAGTTTGATGCACCAACTGCTGGATCCAACAATGATGGGTCAGAGTAAGAATCTACAATAATCTCATCAACTTCAAAACCAACAACACATGATGGATAAGCGTTAAGTGGATCAGGTACGATTGAAGATGCATAATTTTCAACAAACACACCATTAGTAAACCAGACACCATTGTCTACGTTAACTTCTAATGCATTTACAGAGATGTTGTTTGTTACTGTTGTTGAAATATTGCTGACATCTTGTGGTAAGTACACACTCAATGTCACATTTGATGCATCAACAATTGCAGCTACAGTAGCAGTAAATTGGATAGAAGAAATACTGATGGTATCACCGACACTAATACCTGCACTGGAGATGGCAAGGTTATTGCTCAAATATGTTCCAGATGATGTTCTTGTTAGTGTGTTAGTTGTTAAAGCTGTCGTTGAGAACTGTGGAGATACTGCTAGTACGATAGAATTTAAGGCATCAATTTTTGATGTGTATAAATTTATGGTTTCTCCAGATGCAAAGGCCTTTCCGTTAGAGGTATTTAATGCTTTAGTTTTAATATAATTGTTTAATGTGTCAACACCAGTAACTTGTGAAACGAAACCAGAAGTTTGACCTACCGCATACATTCCAATAAAACTGGAAAGAACAGAATTTGATCCAGATGTTAATTTACATGTAACAATGTTGGTGTCAACAGTAATATTACCACCAGAAACTTTAGAACCATCTTGAAAAACACCCAATCCAAACTTGGAGATTTGGTCTTGTAGTATTGTTTGAGATTGTGTTAATTCTCTCGCTTGAACGGCATATCCTGGCTTGTAAAGAATACGATAGTAATTCTTCGTAGGATCAAAATCATCATAATATGGTGATACATCAAAATTGAGTGCCATTTTTTTCCTTTAGTAACCTAATACAATCTTAAATTGTTCTATTCCGTCTGTGCTTCGTTGAATTGCGCTTCTATTTTCGATAAAAGACATATAACCTGAGAACAAGGTGAAGTTTGGTGGACTGTAATTTAACAGAGTTCTTGTTGTTCCAGATGATGCCGCAAACAATGGGCCGTTTAATGTGGGAGTACCGTTTGTATTTATGACGCTTACAACGTTGTTTCCAACATCAAAACTCAATACTGTTGCGGTGAATGTGGCTGCTTCTAAACTAGTACCTTGAAATACTGTCTCATCACTCAAATAAGAACCAAAACCTGGAGCGACAACCAATTTTGTGGATGTTGAATAAATTGTTCCGTTGGCAGGATATGGTGAGAGTTGTGTGGTCGTTGGATCAACAAGAATACCTAGTTGATGGTAAATGACATCTGTTGGAATATAACCACCTTCAGAACCATTGAACTCAACTGACACCATCAAGTTCGTACAACCTAATTCTGAAATTGGATCATATGAGTGACCACCAACTGGAGAAGCAGAAGCAATTGCCGTTGCATTGGATCCTAATGACGAGGTTATCATCACGTTTGCGTAGGAATAGTTGGAACCTGAACTTGTCACCACGATATCGGTGATTACACCATCTGTTACCTCGGCTGTTCCAGATGCACCTGAACCATCACCTGTTACAGTAACAGTAATGATGGCATTTGCAGGATCATATCCAGAGCCGCCATTTGTTACGTTAAT